GAACGGCGTTGACTCCACCAATAAGAGCCTTCATGGTATCGGTTGCATCTTCAAGCGTAGAATTTGCATCCAACTTGATAAAACCTTCGAACACACCAAGACTATTGGTGACTTTAACTTGAACATGTGCCATTATAAATCCTTTTAAAAAAACTATTATAACAAAATTATTGTGGTATGTCAAACAGTTTCAGCAGATTCAGTTTCCCGAACGATTGCCTCTGCATAAGGGGTCAATTTTTTGTACAAGGGGCTGCCACTGATAACAGTGGGTTCGTAGGTGGTTCCGCAATACCAAGCGCCATCCATAAAGACGTAGTAATATTCACCCCACGAATTCTTGCAGGCTTCAAAGAAATCCTCAAAGGTATCGTATTCGATAGGATCAACATCATCCTCGCCGCGATCCTTGTAATATCCGTCTTCCAAAGAACTACGGTCACCGTGACTAATCAGTTCCTCAACCGCTGCTTGGGTAGTGTATTCTTGCAGTTCAGCACCGACACCGCTCAGATATCCGTCCCAATGGACGTAGATTGCACGGCACTTGTCGCCGACCAGTACACCGACAAAGGATCTAGTTCCCATTTATTGCTCCGTTAAGTAAATATGAATAAAATTAGTAAGGCTTGACAGTACACAGGTGAAGAGAATCCTTACCAGGTTCATTGACCCAGATAGCACATTCGAACCCCAATGCCTTTGCTTGGTCAATCGCTTCTTGGGCAGTATTGAATGTGCCCTTGTTCATGTTGAAATTGATCATGTGAACTGTGAAAGTCGTCATAACTGCTCCTGTGTCTTAACTGTCTATGTATGTATTATATACCCAAGACCATTTATTGTCAACCTTTGGGTTTGACAGGTTTCCTAATGCCTAACGTCTTTCTTTCCGCAGCAGTCAGCTTGTTGTAAGCCTGCAATTTCAATTCATAGATGGCCATCTTTTCCTTGTGTCGAGCGATCTTAGCTTGAATGCTACCCACAATATCATTCCACCATTTACTAACCTCATCATCACGCAACAGCAAGAATTCGGCACGACCAGCTTTAACCAGTTCGACCATGACCTTCCTAGAAATGCGCTCAGCCTTGTACATATAACCATCATCGGCAAAACCGCGTTGGATATACTCAATGACTTCGTTGGTTAGTACACTATCTTCTTCGCTCATAATTACACCTTAATACCAAACGCCTTAATTTCTTCAGGGGTTAGTTTTGCTAATGCCTCTTTTCGCAACTTGTTGGCCTCTGCCTTCTTAGCCTTTACCTTAGCTTCGGCATCCGTACGCTTTTTATCTTCTGACTTATGCTTCTCATACCAAGTCAACGCTTCTTTATTCATACCCTTTAGACCAGGACCATACTGTTCTAGCATATCCATTGCAGCACATGCGATTCGCGCCAACTTGTCGGCCTCAGCCTTAACCTTCTTTACTTCTGAATTGCCACTTGAATGGGCCCATTCGGTATCATAACTCATGCAGGGCATAATTTACTCCTTACAAATACGTGACTTAATTTCCATGAAAAACTGATGATACTTTGCCATCCTAGCAATGTCTTTTTCACTGACACCTTTCAGTCGGCGAATATCAGTATTGTGCCGCAAGTCTGCCATCTTGACACGCATAGCATCCTCGCTAGCAAATACGCCTTCTTTATACTCATCATACGTCTGACCGGGCACTTTAGTCAATGCGCGGATGCCATTGATTACGCGGTCACTGATACCTGCATCACGAAGGTCCTTGTATGTAACTGATGTATCTTCGACTACATCATGACCAAGTGCCATGCACATCAGTTCCTCATCATCGGTCTTGAGATAATGCATGACCTTGAGAGGGTGAAGGATATAAGGATTGCCGCCTTTGTCAAATTGACCAGCATGAGCATTAGTAGCAATAACTAGCATCTTACCTAGCATTTCACCTTTTCTCATTTTTAACTCCTTCTATCTACTGTAACTACAGTATATCACCGAAGTGATTTATTGTCAACCAATAAAAAAGCCCCTTTCGGGGCCTTTTTAGTATCCCATCGGGCCACTCTTTGCAAAGGGCCATTTGCTGTCACTGACAACTTCCTGTTTAGGAACATACCGATAACGTTCGGGCATACTATCATCACTATGCATCTGACCTTTATCAAAGCCTTCTTCATAGTCATGTTGATCGTTAATATTTCGGTAGTCACCTGGATTATAATCCTTGCCAGTATAACCATCAGTATAGCCACGATAGAAAGGAGTAGAACCAGTCTTAGGTTCAACCTTCACACTGTTAGCATTACTCTGCACAGGCTTAGTGAACTCAACATTGTCTTTAACATCACGGTCAACTTCACCGATAACTTCATAACGACAAGCACGGCCCTTAGCATCGTTGTAGTCGCTAGGGATGCTTACAACATCACGCGGGTTGATCTTAACGATGACAGTACGAGCACCACTAAAGCTAGCCAGATAGCTATGAGAGCAGAAGTGAAGACCAGTACTACAGGTGTTGTCACGCTTGTCGTCAACCATGTTGCGTTCCATTTCAACGACACGACCCACACTGTTATCCATAGTGCCACTATGACAATCCTTGTAATCCTCACGCACACGCTTGTATGCGAGGAAGTGACCGTCTGGAGTGATCGGCAAACTGTTCTTTTCCAAGAAACCGTACAGTTCGGTAACTGCTTGGCGACTAGGATTCTGCATGAGATTATTCATAAAGCTAATCATGGGTTCGATATTGAATCCATCGGTCAACATTTGAATCATGCGAGTAGCAAGACTGTTATGGAACTCTTGACCCTTCCAGAACATTTCACCATCAACGATGCTCACGTTTCCTTGACTGTAAGTGATTACAGCCTTAACAGGGTTGATCAATGCTTTAACATCATCCCAATTACCTGCCTTGATAGCATCGACAACCTTTTGATAAGCCACATGAGTCTTGTTGACAGTGTGCGGAGTACCATCGATAACAAGAGTAACATTATCGCCTTGGAGAATAAACGGATAGCTCATTTTTAAATACCTTTCAATTGATCAACCATGTTAATATAATCGGCAACATCACTTTTCTCAGCATGATATCCGATGTGCCGTAGCATCGGATAACGATTCATAACTGCCGCTACTTTTTGCTTGTACAAATTAATCAGACTACTTGGGTCAACATTGTTGACCTTGATACCATATAGATGTAGCAGTTTTTCAAGATATGAACGCTCGTGTGCGTCATCAACTTCGATATCCTTAAACTCTGCATACAACTTATAGTATGGACTATCTTGATTAATCTTATCGCTACTATACTTGAAAGCACTCTTAAAGTCAATAGCCTGTTTGACCAAACTCATGACATTACTAGCAGTAGTAGATGACAATTTTTGTCGAATATGACCAGTCAGTTCTATCCAATTCTTTTGGGTACGAATCAGTGGGATATCACTCTTACGCACGCCATATACATCATTAGTAAAGATACCCGATCGGGTAATCATTTCATAATAATCCTTGATATTACCAATTGGCAAACCAACAGCATTCCAACCATTCAATTCAACATAGTAGTATGTTTCGGTAGTATCGTAGTCACTAGCACTACCTGCTTTACCCCATGCCATAATAGTTGTGCGCCGGGCACGGTCACGCTCCTCAAGTTTTAGAATGCTAGCCTTACCCCAGTTACCGCCCGAACTATTACGATCCTTTTCAAGCAATGCGCTAGCATTGATAACACGGGGAGGGTTATATAGATCCTTAAGGAACTTAGCAAATTGTGCAGTACGATTCTTGTCTACTGCCTCTAGTACAACTACACTCTCTCCGGAATTAGTTTGAGTAGACTTGCGCCAGTGATACTTTGCTCGTTCAAAGGCACCACGCTTGGTATCAGTGATAACAAAGTTTACATTCTTGTTAGGCCAAATCTTGTGTCCTGCTACATGAGTCTTGGTAACATCGTCCCACGTACTTTCAGACTTGACATTGCTACACTTATCGTTATGGCGCTCTTTGTAAAAAGCACGAATATTGATATTATATTTCTTAGCAACTTCTTCGACCTTGAAGAGGAAAGGCTTCAGCAAGTTATAACGGTTGCTAGGATCAGCCAATACAAACTTGGTATCCTGCACATACTTGGTTACAGCATTCTTCCAAAGAGTTTCACTGTTACGTTTTTCCAAGTATTCAGCACGATCCCAAAGATTAGCAAACTGTTCAGCTTCACCGGCAATATGAACAGCCAATTGGTTATTCAATGCCTCAAGTTTACGCTTGATAGCCTGCACAGTGCTAGGAATATAACTAAGACCTTCGCGGCTAGCTTGAAAGTCAACTTCACCGATAGCAAATTCAATAACAAGGCCACATTCAATCAGACTGCGGAGGTTACCGAGTGTAGTGTCAGCTTTCGGAACATCAATAGGATATGCAATATTGCCCATTACAGCAATGCTACGGTTATTGTAACCAGTGTAATGCACACCCTTGATGATGTCCTTGTCCTTGTACGAAGGATCTTGGAATTTGAATTCCTTCAAACCATGGACAACAGGACGCAGATTGAAATAGACATAAACAATTTGTGCCTCGTTACGGAACTTATCAAAGTCCCAGCGGTCATTCACACTAAACTTTACCTCGACACCTGCAGGTTCAGTGCTGGTTTCTTCGTGCATGAGTGCGATACTGGGCACTCCATGTTCATTGATAAAGGCAGTATAGATACCCTTACGTCCATCCTTGATGGCAGTCACGGTAAAGTTATCAGTGTAACTAAACGGGCTTTTAGAACCAAGACCAAGCGCACCGATAAAATCATTGCTATCGGTTTTGGTAGATTCAAAGTAAGTGGTGTAGATGCTGGTAACTTGATTATGGCTCAAGCCAGTACCATAGTCACGGATACTGAACCAGGGTTCTAGGGTATTGGGAAGATGTACGTCAAAAGGCACATCAGACTTGCCAGCAGCAACATGGCTGTCCACAGCATTGCACGACAGTTCTCGGATGATAGCCCGAATCTTGTTAGCATACAGGCCCGAAGAGAGAATGTTAAAAGCCTTCGCACTATTGCGAATACGGAATTCACCAATCTGCCCGACGTTGGACAGAATAGCTTGATCTTGGGGTGCGTTATTTAGAATCATTAAACAGTTTCCATTTCAGTTACAATTTCGGTCACAACTTCATTATTGATCAGGGTGCCACCATATGCTTGTTGGTAGCATTCAGCAGTTGCAAGGATGTAGAAAGTATATACTCGACCGACCGGGGTAATCAATGTGTATTTCATACATACTCCTTAACGTTCAATACATGAATTATACTAGCATTTGGATTTATTGTCAAATTTGTTTACCAAGCATGATAGATAACCATGTGATCTACACCCGGGACATTGCCAAGAGGACGATACACTTGCTGTTCACCATCCCATTGATCCTGATCAAACAACTTGTCCTCAGGACCAACAGTAACGAAACGCACTTCCTTGCCGGTGTGATGGCTCTTGACAAAGAAAGTGGACGGCATACCGAAGTACTCGGACGCCAACTTGAGAACCTTACGGTTCTTGTCGTACTCACACAATTTGAGACTAACTGTAGGGATTTCAGGTTCTACATCAGGACGGTAACGGCCTTGACCAGCAAAATAATTACGAGCATAAGTACCAAACATCGTTAACTCCTTTTGTCTACTATGAATACAGTATATCAGGGTTTGGATTTATTGTCAAATTTTGGCTATCACCACTCTCCGGCAACAATGATTGCAATGCCCATAATGATAATGGGAGCAAACATAATCAGCAAACTAGTAATCATTTTAGACCTTGAAAGAATCGTAGCTGCGGATAGGGCTACGGTTGTTAGTAGTTTTTTCTTCGTACTGAAAAGTAACACCATTGCGGGTGGCATTCAGAGTGGTTGCAAACAAGGGAAAGTCACAATCTTCCTCGAGGTATACAGTGTCACCCTTTTGGTAACTATAGTGACTAATACGGTCAAGAATTCCGAGATCCTCGAGAACTTTACGCTTGACTGCGCCCCAACCATGACCCGGATCATTGTAAAACTTGACCTTGAAAGTACCAGACATTTCTTACTCCGTTTATCGACTATACCTTATTGTAAGCCCAAACGGATTATTTGTCAACCTCAGAATTTAATGGATCCTAGCGCCTCATGACGTACTCCGGTCAATCCCTTCCAAAAAGTATTGAAAGAAATACTACGGCGTGGTTGTGATTGTTCATCGGTACGTTCTACAAAATGGGCACAATTAGATAGGAACAAAACCATGTGATTCTTCAAATTGTTACAAGTAGCAGGATCGATTCCTGCATCCTGAAATAGATTCTTCAACGAAACATAGGATTTGTTTTTGCTGATAAAATATGGAATATCAGACATGAATGCTTCTACATACAGGTTCAAGTTAGTTGGATTGTCATCAAGATAGATGACTCCGCTTACAACGCTGAATGGATGAACATGGTCATGGTGTGCATATCCCGGCTCTGTGATATTACCCCAACTGTTAGTGATACGTAGATCATCGTAGAATGGCTCTAGATTCAGTGAACGATTGAGATAGTTTTTACAAACTTCTACTATCGTTGATTGAGATTTTGAAAAAGAATCCTTGTCAAGAAAATCCATCTCCTCGCTAATCTTATTGTTTACATTCTCTTTCCAATGTAGCTTATCAAATTCTTGATTAATTTGATCAAAGTCGATTAGGTCAGACATATCCTTGACAAGGATAAATTTCTGAGCAGTGTTTAGTAGTGTATCCATTTATTTCTTCTCTAATGGTACTTTGTTGTTTAATTCATCATATTCAAACGGTACCCCATTAATGGTGAACGGTTCGTTCTCATCATATGTCCATCCTAGTGCCTTCATCATACGATGCTTGACCAACAGATTAGGACTTCGGAAAGCTTCAGTGTCTCTAAAGCCAAGCATGACGCCGATTTCGCAGACAGCACCACTACGGCACACACCTGCATGGCAGTGAACAATGACGTTCATACGCTTCTCCAACGCATGTTGAAGTAGACGAACCAATTCATTGGCTTGCTCTTGGCTGCACCGCATTTCTTCTTCTAGGACAAAGTCTTTTTCTTCGACGTCCAAGAATTGGAACTGGTGAATTTCCCTAAATGCTAATTTAGGTGTAGGGAAATCACCCGGTGGATCAACGATTTGAATGAGCATTGAGTTGAATCCAGCGTCGATATGGAAACCCCGTTTAATGTCACTTAATGAAATGTTTTGAATCCATGGATTCATAATATTCTCCAATAATATAACACTATATTATAGATTGGATTTATTGTCAACCACGTGAGGTAAGTACTTTGTCTGCGAGTCCATATGCTACGGACTCTTTAGCAGACATGAAATAATCACGTTCCATATCTTTAGCAAGTTCTTTGAAAGTCTTTCCCGCGCTATTATGATCTACATAGATTTGCGTTAATGACTTCTTCAATGCTAGAATTTCTTTTACTTGAATTTCCATATCAGTAGCCTGCCCACGCGCACCACCCGAAGGTTGATGAATCATGTGTCGCGCATTAGGAAGAATCATTCGCTTACCCTTAGCACCAGCTTGTGCTAAAAGGCTACCCATGCTGCAAGCTTGTCCCATGACAATAGTTTGTACATCGGGTTTGATGAATTGCATAGTATCATAGATAGCCATCCCGGCTGTGACACTTCCACCTGGACTGTTGATATAGATGCTGATATCCTTATCAGGATTTTCACTCTCTAGGAACAATAGCTGGGCAACAATGAGATTTGCCATTTGATCATGTACTTCGCCCTCAAGTAGGATAACACGATCCCTAAGTAGTCGGCTATAAATGTCGTAGCTACGTTCACCGCGTGACGTTTGTTCTAGGACGATTGGTACTAGGCTCATAAATTTCCTTATATAAAAATAACATTATACAGGAAATTTATGCGTTGTCAACAGTTATTTGCGTTTCTTACGCCCAACATCGCCCACAGTTGCATTTGCTTTGGCACTGCTAATTTTGCTTGATTTGGATGTTTTGCCACTAGCACCACCTGCAATTTGAGCAGACATGTCAACAAAATCTTCTTCGCTGTCGCTGCCATCTATTGGATCTACTCCAGGTTCGCTGCTAACGCTGTCATCAGTTCTACCTAGTTTGAATGAGAATCCACCTGCAGTTGGATCAACTGCACTAGATTTATTTTCAACAGAAATGTTTCCGTCTAGCTTGGCTGGCCATTGAGTGGCAAAAGTAATTTGACCGCCCTTATAATCAGTGTACTGCTGAATGAAGTTCATTTCAAGTATTTGAAGAATTGCGTCTTTAAATCCAGGGATAGCATCACGATTGTTTACTGCATCGGCTACTTCTTTTTTGATTGCGTATATTAGCTTACCTCCGTCACTTGCACTTGCGCTAGCAGTAATATCGCTATACAATGGCGCAAACTTATTTGGTAATGGATAATCTTGTCTTTGCTTTTTAGCATCAATACTTCTTTTTGCTGCACCTTCTAATTCAGGGTTCTTAGTAGCAAACGGTAAAAACTTATGCCATTTTTTAGATAAGGCTTGTGGATTTGTTTTATATATTAAGTCCATAGCACTAAATGATTGTGGGATAGTACCTTGGTCTCTACAAATTTTTATAAACTCTACCGCAGCAGCAAAGTTAGGATCATTTTCAATATTTGGTGGAACTTTCAACCCTGAGATAGCAGGAGCGGCACCGCCACCTGTTCCCTTACTAGATATGTTAATATTATGGCTTGTAGTTGGATTACTAATCTGAGCATAACTATCAGCTAGATTAGTGTTAGCCTTGCTAGGGAAGAATAATGTTAGGTCACCGACACTGCCTCCCATCCATTCTTCGAAACTTGCACGGCGTGGGAAACGTGAACGACCATATAGTAATGCTAACACACCTAAATATTCACCTGCATAATCAATGATGGCTTTACGAACTTTTTCTTTTTCTTTACCTTGATATTCTTGCGGAAGCATCACGTATTCTCCGGCTGTAATATACTCTGCTAACTGGATAACGACTTTGCCGTAATCAGTGCTATTAAGTACGGTGTTGCTTACTATCATATCATAAAATTCACTAGCAGGTATATTTTGATCGCATATACCAATTTGGCTAGGTTTCACTAATAGTCCTTCTTTGCCACCAGTGTCTGCTGCTTGCCCTGCTGCAACGGCGGCACCACCAAAGTCACCTGTCTTTGCAATCTTACTAAGAGCAATTTCTCCACCATCGGCACGTACAGCCTTCAGATTGCCTTTAAATGTACCATCATCGTACATTTGCTGAAAACGCTCGGCTTCATCAGGATGCAATACTACTTCTTCACCGTCTATAGTAGTGAAAGGTTTGTCGATGTCTATGTATTCTATGAATTTTTTGAAACGCCAGTCGTACTTGTTAATTTCGCCGGCGCTTAACCCCACAACGCCTTCGGATATATTTTGGATTAAATTGATAAGTTCACGCATAATCTATTATTTATCTTAGCACTTAAAGAGATTTTGATATGTAAACCACTTACGCATACCCAATGCTTTTTTCAATGGTATGCCATGTCTCGCAAGCTTGTTTCTATATTTAAAAAAACTAGGACCATGGCTCATTAATGGGTCTAGGCCTTTCTTCATGCGTTTCTTGCTATCTATATCCCACTGATACTGATGACACATTTCATGGGCAAGAGTTAGTATCAGCCATTGCTTGCAGTACCATTTATCTGACAGTCTGATTATACAATTAGACTTGGTTGTTTCCCAATCAGGGATACATTCTTTAGCTAAACAAAACCCCCAGTACTCTCTGCATCTGGGCATTATTTGAAATTCAGGTATCGGTAATCTATTATCGAATATCTCTTTGTTTATTAGTTTGAACAAAGATGCTACTTCATTTTGATTAGTCCTATAGGATAGTCTTCTCTGCGAGGTTAAATTCGGGAGATCCTCATTCATCAAATGATAGAGTTGACTATATTTGGACATGATAGTATTTATTGTATATTTTTCAAAAAGGTTTGTAAAACTCTTAGGAAAAAACACATTTGGTAGAGTTACCAGTAAATACATTACTAATACTTTTTAGGAGAAAAATAATGGAATTAGTTATTGGATTGGTTATTGTAGCCGGATTAGTCTGGTTTTTTGTATTTCGTCAAAAAGAGGACGTTGCATCAGCGTTGGCACCTTATAAGGTAGAAACACCTGAACCCGTACCGCCGTCATTGACGAAGCCGGTTGTGGAGTCGGTAATCGAATCTGCGCCCGTTATTCCTGTCATAGAACAGCCAGCACCTAAAGCAAAAAAGCCTGCTAAGCCAAAAGCTAAGACACCTGCTAAACCTGCAGCAATTAAAGGTACTAGCAAGCCCGCTACTAAACCCGCTACTAAACCCGCAACCAAGCCTGCAACTAAACCAGCAGAAAAGGCTGCAACAAAGCCTAAGAGAACACCCAAAATGTCTGTTGCAAAATAAACCAGATGAATATTGGATTCGATTTAATAAGTGACTTAAACTTGTCTCATGGAGACAGTTTCAGTTGGGAAGGTAAAGCGACTAGTCTATATTGCCTAGTTGCAGGAAATATAAGTTCTGATTTACTGATTGTATCTCAGGTGTTAAGTCACTTAGCTAAGTTTTATCAAGGTGTATTCTACACCCCTGGATCACTGGAATTTGATAATGCAGTTGATTATCGAAAAAGAGTATCTGAAATATCGCGTGCCTGTAAAAAAATCAGAAACGTAGCTTTATTGCATCATCATGTAGTGATAATAGATGGCATTGCAGTTGTAGGGTGTACCGGTTGGTATGGTAATGATGAAAAATTACAGACCGAAGGAACTGAGATTATCGACATGCATAGATTTGAAGATTTGATCTATTTGAAAAGTTCTATAGAGAAGTTACAGAAACATTTAGATGTTACAAAGATTCTAGTTCTCACCAATGCAGTTCCTAATCAAGAACTGTATTTTGGTGAGGCCCCAGACAATTTTAAGACTTTGCCCGAACTTACATTAACCTTAGTAGCCGATTCGGAATCTAAGGTTACACATTGGGCATTTGGTACATATGAAAAAATAGTTGATACCAAACTAAATGGTATCAACTATATAAGTAACCCAGCGTATAAGAAAAATCCTTACTGGGCAAAGAGAATTGATGTAGAAGTTTAAGCTTCTGATTCCACTTTAACTTGAAGCGGGAATCCTCTAGCTCTAGCGTCTAAAGTAACTTCAATGCCTTTTTGCTCTGCGATTTCATAAGGAAGAATCGCTACTACTGCACTTCCCGTCTCATGAATATTTTTAGTAATATTCATGGCGGTGTCATTAGTATAATTAAAATAATCAACTAACGACCCGACTACAAATTCCATCGAAGTAACTTCATCATTGATATAGATGATTCTAAACAACGGTGGCTCTTGTAATCCCACGTTAGGCTTAATCTTTACTTTAGTTTCTGTTTTTGACATTTTATTATCTCTTTAAAGAAGTGTGCAACATGTTGCACACTGTTTCACACTATATTATTTAGTGAAAGTAATAGCAATCTTCTTGGGCTTTTGTTCTTCAGGAACAATACGCTCTAAGTCAATTGTCAGAATACCATCCTTAACAGTTGCACCTGCAATCTCAACATGGTCTGCAAGAGTCCATGTGCGAGAGAAATTACGGGCACTAATACCACGATGTAGATATTCTACTGGGCTGTCAAGATTGACGGATTGCTCTCCCTTGATAGTTAGTTGATTTTTTTCAACTTGGATATCGATATCTCCTTCCTTGAAGCCAGCGACTGCTAGCTCAATACTAAACTTATCCTCACTATGTTTCACAACATTGTATGGTGGATAGTTTACACTATTTTGCGAGTTCGTCAAACGATGAAGTTCATCGAACACTGAGTCGAAACCGACTGCAAATTTGTGAATTGATGGGATATCTAAAGAACGTAGGGATAGGTTTGTCATTTGTTTTCTCCTTTATTAAGCAAGATGACTATAATGTAGACCCGACCATCGGCATCTACAGCACGTATTTATTATACGAAAAATACGCAAAAAATTCTATTATTTAGGTGAAATAAGTGCTTTGGGTTCTACAACCAAAGCACGATTAATTTGTACTTTCTTAAGACCGTTCTTTTGATACTGCTTAATATAGAACATGTGAGGCATCAATGCTCGTTCGATTTCCGTATGAAGCCCACGGGCACCAGTCTTCAGTACAAGGCAGTTATCGACAATTTGTTCCAATGCATCATTTTCAAATTCAAGTTCTACTGCATCTAGAGAGAACAAATATTGATATTGACTGATGTAGTTGCTTTTAATATCAGTTAAGACCTGCAACAGTTGATCTTTAGTAAGGTCCTTCAGTGTCACTGACGTAGTAAATCGGCCAATAAATTCAGGAATCATACCAAATTTAGTCAAATCATCAGGGCCAACATTAGTAAGGTCCACTTCTTCCTTAGTATCACGTATCTCAGCACCGAACCCAATAGTAGTTCCCTTAATGCGAGTCTTAACAATTTCTTTTAGACCTACAAAAGCACCGCCTGAAATAAACAAAATATTCTTAGTATTAACCTCTAGCATTTCGCCACCGGGATGCTTACGACCACCACTTGCTGGAATTCGGCATACAGTACCTTCAACCAACTTAAGCAATGCTTGCTGAACGCCCTCACCTGACACATCTCTAGTGATACTAGTGCTTTCACCCTTACGTGCAATCTTATCAATTTCGTCAATGAAGACAATACCACGTTCTGCAAGTTTAGCATCGCCACCTGCTGCATTTACTAGCATACTGATCATGCTTTCTACATCATCGCCCACGTAACCTGCTTCGGTTAGTGATGTTGCATCAGCGACAATGAATGGAACATTCAAATACTTAGCTACTGTTTTAGCTAGCAGTGTCTTACCACTTCCAGTAGGACCAATCAATAAGATATTGCCCTTAGAGATTTCTAAATCTTTGGGAGGGTTATCAATACGCTTATAGTGATTTGCAATCGCAACACTCAATACTTTCTTTGCAGCATCTTGACCTATAACATGCCTGTCCAGGTGTGCCTTAATCTCTATAGGATCATAGACAACAGATGCCTTTTTCTCGGGCTCGACCGTAGAGTCATCGGTTATTAGCTGAGTACATAGATCGATGCAATCACTGCAAATTGCAACAGTTTCACTGACAATAAGCTTTTTTACGATATCTTTGTGATTACCGCAAAATGAGCATTGGTTGATTTTATTTTCCTGAGTCATGTATTATATGTATCTTGAGAAATGGTGAATATATTTTTTGTTATGTTGCTATTATACAATTAGTTTAACTTATCTACTAGTCTTAAGGTAAGATTCGATTTGTTCTTTTTCATACTCAGACAATAAATCAATATCGTATTCTCCGCTATCTATCTTGGAAATAAGGAATTGAATATATGAATCATCTTGCAAATAAGTTTGTGATGTATCTTTGTTAATCTCTATCCATCTATGCCCATCAAATTTGAATACTCTATTAGGTAGATTATCAACGCGAACAAAGATATCACCTTTATTTGCAAACTGAGGGAAGTGAGTACCAAAGCTAGTACTAGTGTTAGGAACAGTATCTGCCTTAATCTTAAAAAGCTCAGGCTTCATAGACTTAAGAGCATCTTTGGACATCATCTTACCTTCGTAGATGACGTAGCCACCATCTACTTCATTGATAGTAACATCGGAACCGGCTGTCAATTCTTTAACCTGAGTAGCAATCAACTCCTCTTCGGGTATCAAGGCCTCGACTATGACTGGAGTTGTATCAACGATAGGTTCTTCTATTACAGGTTCTTCTATTACAGGTTCTTCTATTACAGGTTCTTCTATTACAGGTTCTTCTATTACAGGTTCTTCAACGATGGGTTCTTCGGGAACTATGGTTGGGAATTCTTCGATTACTTCAGGTTTAGCTTCTAGTTCAGGCTTATAAACCATGGGCGTAAGATTCTTAAATCCTCCACCTGTTTTAAACAGGTAGGGGTGCTTTGATATGTCAAAATCATCCTCTTTCGCAGGAGGTTCAACAACTTCGGGTTCTTCCTTGAGTTCTTCCTCTGTTGGCTTTTCATCTACGTCAGCAACCCACGCATCTGGTTTATCAGATTCTTCTTCGGGTTCTTCTTTGTCCCATTCTTTACTTGCATTGGCAGCAAGAACAAGTGCGATAGCCAGTGGATCAAAAACAATAACTAATAAAATGATTACCCAACGAACAGCGGCTTCTAGCATGTTCTGATCTGCATTATCTCCGTAAATTAACGCAGCAATATATTTTATTGGGCCAACCTCAGCCTCTACTTTTCTGTTCTCCGCAGCAATAGGGGCTCGTTCTTCATTTAACTTAGCAATAGCAGCCTGCGCTTTAGCCATGTCAGCCTGCAATGCGCCACGCTCTTTTGCTTGTTGTCTACGTATAGTGACAGCACGTTCAGCATTTTGTTCAGTACTACCTCTAGCTAACAATTGCTCTAGTTGAGCATCCATTTGCTGTAATGCTTTTCTAGCAGTATCAATGTTGTCTTTTTCTGTTTTTATTTTTTCATCATACAGTGCTAATTTAGCCTGTATGTCACCCGATGCTACACCACTATCCATGTGAGCCTTAGATAAGAATCCAAAGATTCCCATACTGGTTAGCATAGCTAGTGCTAATACTGCCGGCACCAGATATAGTCTGAGTACCCAACTAGCTCTATGCCAATACTTTCTAAGCCAAACTGTAGTGGTTATTTTTCCTATCTCAAGGATCGAACCCATTACAATAACAGGAACAACCGCCCCTGCAAAGATAGCGGTTAATCCTATAATACTATAGTAGGCAGCAATAGTGCTTAATGAAAGTGCTACTATTAGTGTGAGGTTGGATATGCTGATTATTCTTTTCATCAAGTATTTATTCGTTTGCATCTGAAGAATTATCTTCAGTATTTCCGAATAAATGACCATACATGTTCATAAACTCATGTATGGGTAGCACAAATTTTTGAGGGATGCCAGGGCCAGTCTTTACTTTATAGGTGACCCACTCAATATTTTCGTCACGGATCTTTACTTGAGTGACTGTTATACTATTACCGTCCGGGAAAGTGTAGATTTGATCTACTAGAGGATGGTTCACTGTGATTACTCTCCCAGTTCGTAGGTTACTTCATAACCACCTTTACGGTCAGTCCACCAGTCATCGTAGTCATGATCCCATTCAAGCTCAACATCGTTATCACTAGCATCAGAGATTACATCATCCACCACTGCATCACCGCTTTCGATATCCTCGAGGAACTTAGCCAATTCTTTTTCGGACATGTCAGGATAGATTTCACTTAACAATGCTTCATCAATGTCTAGCTTGTATGAACTAGTAACCTGATGCCACTCTTTCTTAACGATTTGTACCATTTTATTTTTTCTCCTTGAAGAAACTAGCACCAGACTTTAGAATGTCTTTATGCTTGACATGAATAATATTGTGCAACTTACCATCATGCTTTATAGGAAGATCCAAGAATATGCTTATCTTAGGACCTTCCTCTTCACTTACTAGTGAATCATTACCAACGGTACCTCTAAATGGAATTTTATTCCAATGCCCGTGTACACGATCACCAATAAAGTATTTGGGTTTGTACCTATTTTTCTCAAAATATTCTGCTAGAGAAGCCATGATACAAACCCCTACCTTACTTAGTAGTCATCAGTGAAGTGAAATTGCTAGGCACAACAATAGTTTGGACCTTGCCGTTCTTGATACCTTCACTGATGTTCAGCATAGCCTGTGCCTGCATGAATTGGACACTTTGTGCGGAGTTGTTAGCCAGTGCTGCCATACGACGGCTTTCTGCTTCAGCGGTCTTGACCTCGACTTCCTTTTGCTTGAGTTCATTCTTACTACGAACCAACTCGTTAGCACTAGCAACAACGCTATCAGCAGGAGTCATACCACGAACCAAAACTTGCTGGATAGTAATGCTATTCTCCAACTTCTCAGCAGCAAGAGTAGACTGCATTGCCTCACGAATCTTTTGTTCGATCAGGGCGCGGTTGTCATTCATATCCAATGCTTCATACTCACGTGCAGCCTTGTAGAGACCATTACGTGCAGCTTGGAAGATGTAATTGTACATCAATAGAGTATCTTCCTTATTCTTAGCATGGAAGCTTTGATTCTTGCTGGTGTAGAGTTCACTAACCTGACTAGGGTTGATGCTATAGATAACAGTCATATCCACATCCTTCATGGTACTATTATCCTTAGCAAGAGGAGTCATATTATCAACTGCAACTGCAACATCCTTGACAGGGAAAGTAAGGACATCACCAATCAGTGTTTGGTTGAAAGAACCGGGTTGCAATTCACCAGTTTGCACCTGCTTGTCAAAGCCAACACGAACACCTACCTCACCGGTTTCAATACGGGTACAACCAGTAGCCAAAATAGCAGAGGCAATAACAGCAAGAGAAAAAACACGCTTCATTTGATTTCCTTTAAAAAATTAAAACTATCCCAATTAGCACCAACATCGTCAGCACTGCACACAGTATAGCATAGCTGATATTCTTTGTCAATGTCCACTTTTCCATTCCATTCATTTTTCTGATAGCACGGATTCCAAAGAAAAACCCACAGAATGCCAATAAAAATGCAAAAATAACTTTAATCATTGAAATGTTCCTTTATATCACTAGCACAATGCATTCTTCCGGTGTTGTAATCACTATTACCTACTCGGCTGCTACAAACCTGAATACATTCTTGGACAATCAACTGGGCGAATCGTTGGGCACTGACTTCACCTTGCCAATATACTGTAGGGGGATTACCATCAAGTGCAGGATCACCATCGTAGTGGCGAGTGCTGTGGGCTTGAAGGTATAGTTCTTTCAATCGTTCGTTCATACTGTCTCCAATTCATTAATTTTTTCGTATGCGACAACTGCTGGTAATAGTAAAACTGCTGCTGGCTCTTCACTTAGAATTGCCCATACACGCAATTGATCCATCGGCATATCTAGATATTTGGCAGCATCATCATATGCGACCAGTGCTAGAACCGCATCCCTAGCCGCATCCCAAGCCGCATTCCGAGTCACACCCCAAGCCATAACCCGAACCGCATCCCTAGCCGCATTCTGAATCTCACCCAAAGTCATAGACCGAGCCGCATTCCGAGTCTCACCCAAAGTCATAGACCGAGCCGCATTCCAAGCCGAATTCCAAGATTCGGGGTGTGATTTTACAGACTGGATAATTCGGTCAATATGTGCCGCATTAGGTAGGTGGCTCCAAGCGTTCATTTTACAAACCTACCGTCTTCTTCAATGTAAATATCAAAATGTGATTCAATATTGCTGGCAATGGCAAGTCCCGGTCCAGACAGTTTAGGTTTGTCATACTCGTATGCGATATTGATACATTCCCGAATCAACAACTCGGCGAACTTTTCAATTTGATTCCAGTCGGTGTCAATTTGTCCCTGCAAATTCTTACCAGCAATACCAATGCTCCATGCAAGTTCTTGAATTCGTTCGTTCATTCTTCAACTCCAAACCTAAAGTCGGTTTCTATATTCCAATTCTCAAGAAAAAGATAAAAAATGTAACCATCTAATTGTGAATCTTCTAAACACTCACAATAGATCAAATCTTCGTTATCACGGTGCCAGTATTTTGGTATTAGTGTTAGCCCAATGTACTCTGACATTTTTGATTTAGTATATTCATCTACTATTAGTTTAGTAGGCATCATTCAACTCCAAATCTTTCCTTGATTATTTCTTTGGCTAAATGCAGACCGTAATCAACACTATCTTCCTCTCCGGTCATTGACTGATCAAATTCACTGATTAGATCAACCAGAATCAACTCGGCGAACTTTTCAACGTCACTAACATGAAAATTATAACGATCCATTGTAGCACCACCTGGACCCCAAGCTGAAGTTTGATTCAACAGTTCCTTAATTCGTTCGTTCATTTGCAATCTCCTTTAATTTAAGGACAAAATCTGTTAGTTCGTGTTCACCATAAACATTAACGAGTCTCGAGGCTAACCATAGCAGAAAGTCTTTATCACTCACGATTCAACTCCTTAATACGGAATACAATCTTCTGAATCACACAGGTAAGGCTGATGCCCGCCCATATACTTTACATTTTCAGTTGTGCCACAAACACTGCACCTGAGCTTTGGAACAACCTTTTCCTGTTCTTCAACTCCGAAATGTTGTTTAATTGCTTTACCACCATCCATTAGTCGCTGATACCGATTTGTAGCAATGTCAGCACATTCCTGAATAATCAACTCGGCGAACTTTTCTTGCCAGATAGATTGATAGAACGATGGCGCCTCCAACCAGTTAAGATAGTTCGTATGCATGAAGTCATTAGTTTTATCAACCAGTTCTTTTAGACGTTCATTCATTCTGGATCTGCCCTCAGTACATGCCTCTTGATGTAATTGCCTACAGTTACATCATGCGGTTTATCTTCCTCGCACCATATACGACAAAATACATCTGCTACTCTTCCACATTCCTCGACAATCAACTCTGAAAATTTTTCAATCATCATCAATACACGCTGTTCATATTCTTGCTTAGTCAAGTTTTCTGAATCTACTGCCTGATGATTCTGTCTTGCCCAGTTAGCGGCCTCAAGTTCAAGTTCTCGAATTCTTTCGTTCATTTTGACCTCACACCCATTTACTTGTCATCACGAAAACGAACAAAGCGAGGGAAACGAAGACTGTATGTGCCATCACGATTTTGTGTAATCACATCACACAAGATTTCAACTGTACGACCAATAACCATATTACGGTCACGATAAAGATCATCTCTATCACTGTCGCTAAAACCACTACCAACATTGACGGTAATCTCTTTGCCGTCATCTGATCCAGAGCAAACCAACGCTCCAAGGCGATTGAGATTTCGTCCAGTACCTTCTTCGACACCGATCACCTCCAAATCTACTGTAATAGTGGGCTTCCACTTCATCCAGTCAGTGCTACGCTTGCACAAATAGGGAGCATCCATGTTCTTAATCATGATGCCTTCAAACCCTGCGTTCACATTGTCCTTAGCATATCGTTCAAGTTGATTCTTACCTGCAGCAGTATCGAGGTCTACCATAATGTGAGGCAGTAGCTCAACATTACCCATAGTATCAATTACTGGACGCATTGCATCGATTAAAGCAATACGCTTTTTAAGCGGAGCGTTCCAATGACCTGCACGAAAATCTTGCAGAGGAATAATATCAAAAATGTTGAACACTGAATCATCAGCCTGTACATTTTCTTTACGGCGGGCTTGCCGCATGAGTTCTTGAAATGTGTTGCCGATAACCTCACCGTCAAGAACAAAACCATCTACCAGACTACGACCTTGATCTACACCTGCACAAGCACGGATCAATTTAGTAAAATTGTCCCCTACTTGTGTTTCGATATGCGTAAAGTTCTCAAACAATTTGCCGTTACGGCTATAGCTCACTACAGTAAGACCGAAGTCGCTAGGGATAACAGTCATCAGTACACGAACACCATCCAACTTAGGTTCAAGTCGCTTGTTTCCCTTCATTTCAGGACGACCCTCGCTGTTGGTAGCAAGTTGGCAACCGAAGATTGGAATCTCGTAATCGGTACCTTTGGTGATCTTGTTAATGGTCTTGTCACTGATTCCTGCCCGCATATCTCTACGCAGTACCGGAGCAAGGAATGTATTCCATTCATTACTGTCAAAACGTTCTGCCATTTCTTGGATAGCATCACGTGCGGCATGACCTGTCAGCCTGCGTTGGCTAAGTTGAACCATCAACTCATTAAAGTCAGACCAGGGATTCTCTGCATCAACGATACCAACTGTGCTAGGTACTTGCTTGACACCAAAAGTCACGTAGGGGTTGTAGCAGGCTTTAGTAAAGCCTAGGAAAATTTGTGCATTAGTGCTACCAAGGACACTAGCCTCAAGCGCCTGCTTGAGTACATCTTCCTTGTGCAGACGGCTATCGCTCTCGGTCAGTTTGTTGATCCAACTCGCAGACATTTAATTCCTTTAATAAAAATAATAAGCTATAGTATACTACAGGCTTGTTAATTAGTCAACCTTTTGATCTTTCTTCAGAATGTCAACTAGGTTGCGATTGCGCCAGTCTTGCTCCTTGCGCTCACGCTTGCTCTCATACGTTTTACCAAACAACATGCGATCATAATCACGTGCCCATTGAATACCTTGAACCCAACGCTCAAGCTCCTCAATAGAACCTACAAATAGTTCAGCATCACGGCAATAGATAGGAAGGCTATCCTGATCTTTGGGTTTCAGTGCGATTACATCGTGTTCTCGGTAACCATGCTTACTATGGCAGAACATGAATCCGAGATTGTTACACTGCTCCTCGAGGCGACGAATCTTTAGTACAGCTTGGTATCCAGCCATGATTACTTATTAAAAATGTTTGACAAAATCTCACCAGCAACTTGTGTATCATCAACCTCATCAAATGACGCAGCAATAATCATTTGGTAGACTAACTGTGCATCATTACCGAAGGTTGCTAAAATCATATCTACTGTAGTTCGGTCTTGTGCTTGCCAAAGAAGATCGGCGATTGCAACTTGATTCTTATTTTGAAATTCGATTTCCATATCAGTAGTCCGCAGTTACTTTACCGTTATTATCAATGTAAACAAATACCTTGCTACGGCGTAACTCTCCTTCTTCAGGATATGCAATATCATAGCAGAACTGCCCTGAATTAGTGATACCTAGAAAGTTACTTTGAACAACAACATCCTTGGGGTAGTTCTTACGAATCAACCCTTCAAGGCTGATAGAATTAAGATAGGCACACTGACGCAGAGTTTCATTGGTGATCATTACACAACCTTTGCACGATTAAGTTGGGTGCTGTTATCACGATGGGCCTTGACAGTAGCCTCGATGCTAACAAACTTGCCAACCTCAAGACCGTTCTTGTACGAAAAGAACAGAACCTGATCCTCAGCAGTAAGGCAAGTGACAAAGTACACGCCATATTGTTGAGAATAGTTAGACTTCAGAACCTCGATGTTATTGAGGCGCACCTTGCTACCGGGGGAACTGATAAAACCACCACTAGCGAATTCTACACGCTGGTTAACCGAGTCACGCTTAACTGCCCGCTCATAGCATGAGGGCAGAGAGCAGATGACTGCCAAATCATAAGTGGATTCGATAGTATCGCGGTTAGCGATAGTCATCGCAGTGCTATCAAACTCGTTCAGCTTGATGCCCTTGAGGATACGGAAAGTAAAGCCTTTGTAATACGTGCGAACCTTCTCAGCGAGGTCGCGATCGGCTTGCTGAATCAGATCGGTTTGACCAAGGAACATCTCAACAATCTGACGATTGGTTTTGACGTTTTGTCCTTCTGCGACTTCGGACACGGCTTTAACATAAGAGCCATTGATACGTTGGGCTGCACAAGCAGCGGCCCAAACATCGGATGCGTTGAAGTTCAGAACGGGGCGTTGATATCGGGCCATTTGTTACTCCTAGTTATCAGTTTCAATACTACGTATTATATAGCCAAGTCCATTTATTGTCAAATTTCAATCGCCAATAACCCGCATGTATTTCATAGCAAAATCTACATCTTTCTTAGGGTATTGACTCCTAACCAAGAAGTCCTGGAGGGTTTCTCCTGGATTAGGGTTATAGACTTTGGGGAAACCATACAGCCAACCTGAGGGCGGGTCAATCAACTTGCCTCGGGCAAACTTTTCGAATTCATTGTCATCCATCATTACCAATTCTCCTGTCCACAAACTGGGATACGCACTGTAGCATTAAACCCATTGATAGTAGTTTCATACTCTAGGTCAATGGTGTAGCCAATGCCGCTACTATTATCATATACCAATACAAATGATTGGATTTTATTTTCTTGAACAATCTTGTTGATTGCCTCTAAATCCTTGCTATTCATAAAAATTTTATTCATTCTTCAACTCCGAAATGTTGTTTAATTAGTTGTGCTGTTTCCCAAAGTGGATCAGCCTCATGATAACTGTACTCGTGTCTATTAACAATGTCTAAACATTCCCGCACAATCAACTCGGCGAACTTTTCCTCGTCAAATTGTTCAACAAAGCAACCATGACCATCACGGTATTCTGTTCGGCATTGTTCGGCAAGTTTCTGAAGAAGTTTGTTCATCACTTTGACTCCGTTCCTCGTTTAGCAACACTACGCATAGCATTCTGCAACATCTCACGATACCAAGCCAAATCCTCTGGCTCATCACTGTGAGTGGCAATCTCGAAAATTTGGGACGTATCAGCACCATCTTGCATAGTACGCTGAACCCTCAGAAGAACCTTACCATCTTGCACAATTACGTCCCACATATTGCGATCCTTATTGCTCTTGTACATTGCGAAGTGTGGCAATCAGTTGTGGCAGCAGTTGGATGCTAACGGAGCAGATGAATTCGCTTTCTGCTTGAGCAGGCTCCCCAAGCCAAACTTCAACAAGGTTATCACCAATTTGTCGTGTTTGGAAAGGGTTGTGCTTGATCTTCATTCTTCAACTCCAAAATGTTTCTTGACCTTGTGCATTAAAACAATGATTTCACTTTTCCTGCCTACCCTAAGTCCAACATCTCTGGGGCTCTCACTCGTAGGATCTATTGGCTCATTGTTAATGTCATACCACTCTTGCTGCATGATACGCAAGTGTTCTTTCACCATCAACTCGGCGAATTCTCTCCAGTCAAAATTACCGATATACTCAGTATCACTAGCATGTGGCTTTTTCAATCCAGCCTGTCGTGCCAACTCAAGGATTCGCTCGTTCATAATCAATCAAATACGCTAGTGATTTTAAATACCTTAACTATAATCCAAAGGATTATACCTACCCATAAAGGAAGCCCGAACAGTAAAATTCCTGCTAAGAGTTCCGAACTCATTATCACGCAACCTTTGCATAGTGCCGAGCAACCTGATCCTCGATATACTTCTTGAAACCGGCAACTGAAACCTCATAGCCGTCTTGCTTGAGGAACTTCTTGATATGTGGTTGCAAGTAGCCCTTAGACTCTAGAACCTTCAACGGAGCCTCACCTGCATCCAACCGACCGAAGTATTCTTCAACTGAAAAGTTCTTAACCAAAAACGTCAAAAACGACCCTTTACCGGCTTTGGCATACTTAAACCGAGCAATAAACTTGCCCTCGTAAGAGACATACTCAGAACCCGAAAACTCCGACTTGATGAACTTTGTCATGTGTTGCTCCTATATCTAACTGTCTAAGTATATATTATATGCCCAAACCGATTTATTGTCAACCTTTAGACCTGCTTGGCTTCCATCATTTCAGACAGGATAAACTTAGCAACATTCATTTGCTTGCGAACGTATTCAACAGAGCGAGGACCAGTGCCCATTGCCATCATTTCTTGGCAGTCAGACATGATTCCCATCACAACCATTTCCAAACCCGAAAACTTAGCAGTAATACTTTCCATGTACTGTTCGCGGATATCTTGCTCAGTCATACCATAGCAGTTAGTTTCGAATTCGGTCATCACGTGCTCCTTTAATCAATCAATACACGTAGTATATGCCCAAACTGATTTATTGTCAAGCCGTGGAAAAGCCCCTTTCATAGGGGCTTTCAATTATTTCTTGGAAGTATAGCTTTGATTCGTTTGATTTACGAATGCGTACATCTTCTCAGCCGTCTCAAGAACCTTGTCAAGTCCTGGAAACGTAGGCATTTCTACCTTGTTTACGATTTGACCTGTCTTTTCATCACGGGTAGCAGTCAACTCCCATCCTGAAAATTTCACTTGAAAATCGTGTGTCACAAGATCCTTTGCAAGATGCAAAATATCTGTACGGATTTCATACCCGTTCTTATTAAACTTAACTTCGGGCATTTTCATTTCCGGTAAAATACGATCATTATTTGCCATAACATTCTCCTTCGTGTGTATGTGTTATATAATAGTTCTTTTCTTATTGTTTGTCAACAATCTTTGGGTCTTTGAATTTTTCTGGGTAATTCAAACGTTCCTATTCTTCATCAGTGACTGGCCACCAATTAAGCATTTTAATATCTCCCATAGTGCTTAGAGTATTTGGCTCTAAACTCTGCAATAGCCATTAAAAAGTTCCAAGTAGATGTACCTATATTTTTCATGAATTTCATAGTATTCGATTCCTTTGTAATTTGTTGCTATACTCCATAGTAAGCCTTTCTACATCCCCTGCATCTTTGGGGTTGCGACTTACAATGTAGTTTTCAAGCTCAGACCCATATGTGATTTTGTTAGTGATAAATCCATATATAGGAAGTACGACCGCAACTAGGAATGCGATACCACCTGCAATTAAACTAAACATAATTATACCTCTTTCTTAGACTTAGCCTTGATTCCAGTTGGCATCAAGTTTTTGACCTCGGAAGTAATTTCATCCATAAATTGTTTGCTAGAAACAATCATGCCAATAGAAGTAGCTGATTGAATTCCTGCATTTACTGCGGATTTTGTATATGCTGTTTGTGCGTCAACGAATTGATTAAGAGCCTTAGCTATTCCTTCGTGCTGTACAAAGGTGTTGACAAAATTTTTCTTGCCCGATTGAAACGTGTCAATAAAGGCATCTGTGAAAGTGTTAAACATTATTTTCTCCTTGTGTGTGTGTATAACTGTAGATTGCTATCTACTAACATATTTATACTTATGTTGCAGCGCAATATATTTACATAAAAAGAAATGGGGCCTTAGCCCCATTTCTCGTCATACTTTTTCATTGCTAGTTGTCTAGCTAGAAAAAGTCGGAACTTCACATAATCGCTTAGTTCCTCATCATCTTCTACTTCTAGTTTTTTGGGGAGTCTGAATGCTCTATATCCGCTGAGTATATCCTCATCGTCTATTAGATAACCAAAATCATCCCCATTCTGAAGTAGTAAGAGCCTAGAAGGATTACTTCTTAGGAGCTTCGGCTTTCTTATCTTCGGCTTTAGCGGGTGCAGCAGCTGGAGCTGATGCTGGCGCAGCAGGCTTTGCTTCGCTTTTAGTAGCGGGCTTCTTTTCAGACTTCTCAGCCTTCTTAGCCAACTTGACCTCAGGCTTCTTTGCATCAGCAGCAGGAGCTGCTGCTGGCGCTGCAGGTGCAGCAGCAGCGGGTGCCTTGGGAGCTTCTGCTTTAGCAGGTTCAGCGGCAACAGCAGCCGAAGCGATACCAAAAGATGCGATTAATGCTAGTACTAGTTTCATTTTCATTTCCTTTAAGTTAAAAATGCACAAACATTTTGTCTGTGTACATATATAACGCTTTAGAGGCATAAAGCGTTGACTAAATTTGGGTAAATACTACCCGCCTCGCCCACTTCTGCGAATTACAGAAGGACCACCAAATCCTTTGGAGGGCTTGTTGGGTTTTACTGGTTTCCCTTTGATATTGGGAATATTCTTTTTTGCTGCATTAGCAAGATTTACAAATGGATTGGGATTTTTCTTTTGTTCGGTCATGTTCTTACCTTTACTGAGTCTAAATATTCTTGTAAGCTACCATATAGATTTAACATCATAGCAATCTTGCTATCGTATAAACGTAGATAAAATGATTTCTTTTTATCTGCTTTATTTACGCCGATGTAATACGGGCATTTGATTTTTTTGTTCAATTCAAGTATAAAATTATGATAGCTCTTTCCCTCTTGCTTGAATTCATGATCGTAGAATTCAATCTCCCCTAACTGAAAAGCAGTAACCCCTTCGTCGGTTAGTCTAAGCCCATCCTGACGCCCAGTGAACCACCATTTGAAGATCACATCTTCAATAGGCAATTGATGATAAATCCTGTGTGATTTGGGTATCTCAGCCAAAACGGCTTCAGTTATTTGCTGCTTGATTGACTTACGATTGTTCATCGGGATATACGATGCTTCCCGAATTCATGAAGACCACTGTAAACTTGTCTGTCTTAAACTGTGCGTTTAATTTTCTGCACAGATTTCTAGCATGACCGGGATTACTAAAACTTGTTTTCTTATACTTAGGCGTAGTTTCGTTGTCTAGATAGTGCTGAGATTTTAAATTTATAGGTTGTGCATCATAAAAAACAGCCCAAATTCCTGCAGCTTCAATAACTTGATCGCACTTATAAGTTTTCTTATCGACTATCTCTAACAGGACTTTGGGTTGTGAACGACTCATTTAAAACTTCCGCCTTTAATTTCTACTTTTAATACTGGTTCTTCGCTTGGCTTTTTGTCACTATTCATTTGATAATGGTCTGCAAGTATTTTTGCCAGTTCATCACGTAGACCGCGCGCCTCAATAATTGGCATAACAAAATCCTTACCCTTCTTACTCTCTATCATAGACACCTTATCGATAAACTTCTTAATGTGTATCATAGACTATTTATCACATTTTCCGCTTCTACCTGTGTTTTATAAGGTCCCTGATAGGGGTATCTTTGCACAAAAATATACTTAGGACAAAATACAGCCTCATAGCTGCCATTCTGGTTAATTGCAAACCAACCTGCCGCATAGAAGCATTTGCTCTTTGATGTTTTAGTGTATAGGTGCAACCTACGCTTAATGTCTAGTATAGAGTTATAGACCTTAGCGGTAGTAGGAAAATGTGCAAACGGTAGCTCTGCACTTCTTTTATCTGTTTTTAGTGTCTGAAACTGTATCCTTGTGGTTTTCTTTAGGTCAGTAGTATTGGTAAAGTGCTTATTAACACCATTGATCTTGAGGTTGAACCCTGATCCATCAGCAACAACATTGCCAACTTTATTCTCACCGTCAGTAACGACCCAATATTGATCTTTAATGATCGGCTTTGCTATTAGATTCTTCATCATATGTTTCCCATCTTTTTAAAATGTAATCCCAATGTCTAATGTCATAGAACATGAAATGAAAGTTGTATCCCAGTAGTCCTAACTCAAAATCTACACCGGCGTGTGACTGCCTATGTGTTATTGATAAATGTAAATCAACTATATCCGCTGACTTCAAAAATTCTATTTCTATGGCTTTGTTTTCACTAACCTGCCATGTATAACATTTATAATTATGAAATTTATTAGACCACGGATTTCGAATGCTTAATTGGATATTAACCATCATCTTCCTTCATTTTCATATAAGGTGCAATGTTGTTGTCAAAAATTTGTGACATAGTAAGCCACAAACCTTTTCGTTCTGTTTCTGTCATGCCGGTTAACCAAGGCGGATCGTCAGGACTACGGGTTAATCCGTAATCATGACGGTATGTATAGCACATTTCAGTAATTACTTCTTCGCGTGTTCTCATGTGTTTTTTAGAATGTACATCACTGCGTCAGGTTCGGGAATCCTAACCATTTCGGATGAGTATTTATTGTATTCACCACTAGCCCATGAATACTTTACTGCTTTAAATTCTCTCACTCGTATCATTTTGGGATTAATTTTTATAACTTTGGCGATCATCAATCCGTTATGATGACCTACCGCGACAACATCATTAATGTTAACACGATTTCCCAACTTATCAAAGTGTTCTGGATCAGGTTTGCTCATCTTTAGTCAATTCACAAACAAGTAAAAAATGTTCGTATGCTTTTTTAACTGCCGGATTAGTCATAAGCTTCTCAGTTTCCATGATCATAGCCTTGATACCAGCATCTACACCGTCATGCACACTTGGATGTATCAGTGGGCATAAGTCATTTCCGAATTCTTTTGCTAATTTTTTCCATGCTTTACGTTGACTCTCAGTGATAGGTGTACTCTGAGGTCGCATTTCTAATGCCTTAGATATAGCGGTACAGATAGCATCTTCAGCCACACGTCCTGCTGCAATCATAGATGCATATGCAGGTTCTATATTATACCTACGTGATTGACCACCTGGATAACTCATTACAAGATGGTTTCCTTTAGGGAAACTATCCATGACAGCATCATCATATTCAGAGACAGGGACGTATTTTCTCCCTACTTTTTCATAGTAAATTCTTTTCATGGTATATGATGCGGATTATAATCTAACGGAGTTTTGGTAAATATGTCCTGAACCATGGTATTTGTTGGATAGTTCTTTGCACTTAAGTTTCCGAACTTCCTAACAATTTCAATTTGATTATGTGTCAGTTCACTAGCACATGCCCAAGTTGTCAACTGGTGAAAGTGTTGGAAAGGCATCTCATTCAATTTTTGTATTTCGTCATTAATAAATTGTGTTCTCTCTATACAATTCCATTTATTGTCATAATCTTCATTGATAATCGATGAGAATGATTTATAATTTGAGTCTTTCCAATAACTTAAGAATTTAGGAGTGGTATATACTACAAAGGGATGCCTATGATAACAACATTTATAAATTTTTTCACTAGGTTGAAAATGCATACCGTCACTCATCATTGTAGCAGTTTCTACGCACAATGACATATACGTAGAATTAAATGCATCTACAATAGAACTATTATACTGATCCTTAAAAATGTCACCTAGGCTTCTTGGTATCTCATTAAGTATGTCATGTTTTGTGGTAAACCAATAATCTACTATATCGTTAGCATATGGATTGGTTTTACCATAACTCTCTACATGGCTAATCAATGTCCCGTCTAACATTACTTCATCAACATATTCAGGGGCGAAGCCATATGGGTTGGAACTTAAGGAGAAACTATAAATTGAGTTATCTAATATGTTGCGGCGTCTTAAGTCTAAGAAGGTAAAGAACCTATCTATAGTCCATCGTCTGGAAAGAAATAAGAATTTTTTAGGCTTACGCTGACTTAATACATCACATATGAATAGAATTTCGTTTCGTCCAGTATAAATTATACTAGGCTTTTTATCCTTCTCAAAAATGCTAGATATCTTATCGACTTCTACCGGTGTATTAACCAATATAAAAATATTGATATGATCGATCCCGGTAGTATCAATAAATTCTAGTATTTTGCTGTACGAATGAAAATTGATTGCCCCAGTAGATATGTCAAGTATAACCTTTATATCATGCTTTATGATATCATCTATTTTGTAAGCTTCGATGTTTAGTGTACTACTACCACTGGGTTTAGAAAATTCATTGAATATATCATTTTCCCAAATGTAGTAGAACTTAGTGCAATCTTCTTTGAGAAAGAGTTACCAGTCGTGGATGAAGGCATTTTGTTCTAGCAATATTGGATTATTATTGTTAGAATTTAATACATGTGAATATAATCTATATGTCACCTAGAAAACTCTTCCCAAAACAACTCATTATCCTTGACGTTTGCAATTGGCTTTAACCAACCATATTCAATAGCCTGTTGGATAATAATCCTATACTCACTAGGACAACGTTGATCAATTTCAAAACCAGCACGTGGTGCCTGCACTAACCCATCAGTGATAGTAAATTTACTATCACCTTTTCTCAGGGTACGAATACAAGTCTGCCTAGTAGTGATCTTCATTCTTACACAGTCTCGCCAATCAATTCACCTTTATAGGGTGCGTTAAGCCACTTAGCATAAGTCTCAGCTTGCTCACTGATTTTAGTAAGTTCATACTTACCACAGAACTTCATAAAATGAATGCCAACTTGAGGAATATGCTTGATCTGAACATTGTCACGAATGACTTGATCAACCGTGTCTTTGATTTCCTGCGGTTGTGCAGTCAAGTCAATGAGTGTGCGGTTACGTTCATAGTCATCACGCACCCGATGTTCTATCCCATCATGATCTACCCAACGTTGCAGCATCATATTATTCCAATTGAAGCCTTGCTTATTACGGTCAGCATAAGCCTCAGTCAATCCTACTTTGTTCTTGCTGCCCTTAGTGCGAACGCCCGGGTATGCACTGAATACATTGTCAGTAGAATCACCGCGCATACACTTCTCAAACAGTACAAACTGTGGGTCACCTAGCAATTTAGGTTGCTTAGTCTTTTTATCAATAACCAGTCGGCCCTTCTCATCATGATATCCCTCGAGGGTGATGAGTTGATTGCTGACGCCATTGTATTGGAACACGTTCGGAGCGATAAGTTGAACATAATCAGTATCGCTACTAATAATATAATGCGTATCATTGGGATGTAGATGTACAAATCGTGCAATAATGTCGTCTGCTTCGGCATTAGGAACACGTAGAACAGAACAGTTGGTCTTGTCGCGCACGAATGTAGTAAACATTTCATACGTTTCCCAGAACATCTTGTTCTCCTCAATCTCTGCATCAGTCATCGCAGATTCGTCAAGCTTACGATTAGCCTTATAAGGCTTGTAATGATCCTTACGCCAGCT